CCCCGTCTCCGATCCCGCCGCCGTCCTGGACCGCATCCTCCCCCGCCGCGACCGCCTCACCACGCACGACCTTCGCCACCTGCTCGACGTGTCCCACCAGCGCGCGCTGGCCATTGCAGCCGACTTGCATCCCCTGTGCAAAGCCAGCCGCGGCGTCAACGGCAGCCCCGTGGTCCGCGCGTCCGACCTCCGCGCCTGGCTGCTGGCCCGTGCCATCGCATGACCACCGCCCAACGAACCTTCCGCCGCTGGTGTTCCGTCTGGGCCATCCGCCTGGTCAACGCTGCGCTCTGGTCCGTGGCCGGCGGCATCCTGCTCGGTGGATGCACGGTCACGGCCCGCGCCATCCGCCAGTGGCTGGGCTGAAATAGTTCCCCGCGCAATATTCAGCGCCTCCATTCGCGCGCAAAATGCGCGCGTGATGAACGCTGACTCGACCGACAACAAGACCACCGGACAACCGGAAACTCCCCTTTCTGGGCCGCCGGCCAAGGCCTCTCTCTCCCCGCGTTCATCACAGACCGCGGCTGGCTTTTCGGCGGCCCAACCTTTTGCCTCCCTCCGCCACGCCGGCTCCTACCTCCTCGGCATGTCCGTCCGCGCGTGGCTCGCCTCCCTCATCACTGCCACCATCTGCTGGATGTGCATCCAGTCCATCGAAGTTCCGGTCGCCTTGTGGACGGTCTTCGGTGGCGTGATGACCTACTTCTTCACCGCCGGGAAACCTCAACCCCCCATCACCCCCGCATGAAAAAATTCCTCCGCAGTTTCTCCATCACGCTGGCCCTCGGCGCCGCCGTCCTCTGGCTGTTCGCCGGCTGCACCACCCGCACCGTAAAAATCGGTTCGGCCACCTACTCCAGCAAGCACTTCCTCACCAAGCAAACCTTCGGTGAGATCACCCTGCACACCGGCACCAACAGCCTCACGATCCGGCAATGGAGCAACGACGGCATCAGCGCCGCCGCCCTCATCACCGAAGCCGCCGTCAAAGCCGCCGTTTCTGCCGCCAAGTGACGCCGCAACCCGACATCCTCTTCGCCTGTTACCGCGGACGCAGCCAGGTCAGCTCGCTGATTCAATGGTTCACCCGCTCCGTTTACAGCCACGTCGCCATCCAGATCGGCGATGAAGTCTTTGAAGCCGTCTCCTCGGGTTTCGTGCGCTCGGCCAGCCTGAAGGAGCAACATGACAAAGGAACGGTCGTGGACCTGCACGCCTTCGTGGACGCGCCGACGCCCGATGAAATCGCCCGCGCCCGCACCGCCGCCGCGCGCATGGTCGGCACCGGCTACGCCTACGCCGACGTTTTCCGTGGCTACCCGTGCCGCCTGAACCGCGACGCCCAACCGGACAAATGGTTCTGCTCCGAAGCCGCCTTGGCCATCTCCTGGGCCATGGGACGCAGTCGGCTCCTCCAACGGATGCTCCCGTGGAAGGCCACCCCGGATCACATTGCCATCTCGCCGCTGCTCAACTGGTATTGGACCACCACCCTATGAAACTCCTGATCTTGCCAATCCTGTTTCTGCTCGCCGGCTGTTACAGCCCGGCCACCTACCCGCTCCAGCCGGGGGAGAAGATCATTTTCCGCGACGCCGCGCGCGCCAATGAATTCCGCCGCCTGGCCGGACAAGATGCCTACCGCGCCGGCAGCGTGGTGGAGATCGACCGTCCCGCCGCTCTCACCTGCGAATGAACACCCTCGCCCAAATCGCCTCCGCCAAGCCCGACTTCCTCTGGCAGTTCCTGATCGTCGTCACCGGACTGGCCAGCCTCGTGGCCACGATCATTTCCATCTTCGTCGCCGCGCGGGGCAACAAAACCTGCATCAGCCCGCAGCCGCTCCAGGTCGAAGGCGTGGAGAAGCACCAGACCGTGGCCGCGTGCAAACTGGAACAGGAGCGCATGGCCGACCAATGCACCAGCATTATGGCCAAGGTCAACCAGGTCGAGTTGCGCGTGGACGAAAACGAACGCTATAGCAAAGACCGGCGCCAGGCCATTTACGAGGAACTCCGCAAGGTCCGCGTCGAATCCGTCCAGGGCGACAAAGAACTCCGCCAGGAAATCAACAACACGCTCGGCAGCATCTTCGAGGAGCTGCGCAAGTTCACCGCCTCCACCTCCGCGTTGCAAGCCGACATGATCACCACCAACCGCCGCGTGGAGAACCTGGAGAACCGTCCACCCACCAAGACATGACCGCGCACCAACAACAACTCGTGGCCGCCATCCTCGCCGACCTCGCCCTGCTCGACGGCGGACTCAAGGCCGAGGCCCTGCTTTATGCCGGCGTGCGCGGGGTCGTCAACCCATCCCCCACCTACAGCGACTTCACCGCCGCGCTGCGCTGGTGCGAAAGCCACCACTGGGTGGACGGCATCCTCGGCGACTATGACGTGACCAAGTGGGGCATCACCGATCTGGGCCTGCTGAAACACCGCCGATGAAACCCCGCCCCCGTAAACCTCGCCCCCGTAAACCTCGCATCGCCCCTGGCCAGCCCATGCCGGCGATGACCCGCTTGAAACGCCTCGACCCCGAGGAGCGCGAGTGGGCGTATGGTTTGCGCGAAGAGTTCTCTTGCGAGGAAGCACTCCAGAAGATCGAAGCCCGCTTTGGCATCCGACTCAAACACATCTCGGCTTTCTCCGCCTTCTGCCGGTGGCAGATCCGCCAGCGCGTTTGGGATCACGCCAACGCCATGGTCGCCCAGGATCAGGGCGTGGACCCGTTCCCCGGCATGACGATGGACCAGGTGCGCGATCTCCAGATCAAGCGCGCCATCGCCATCGCCGACGCCATGAGCGATCCCAAGCTCGGTCTCCAAGCCGTCAAGGCCAGCCAGGACGAAGTATCACTCAACCTCGACAGCGTGCGCGTGCAGACCCAGACCTGCGCCCTGTTCCTCCAATGGTTCGCCGACAAGCGCGCCCAGGAGATCGCCACCAGCACCGTCAGCAACGCCGACAAGATCGCCGCGCTGCGCCAGGTTTACTTCGCCGACGTGGACGCACTGGAGAAATCCGGCAAGGTGAAACTCCCGGCATGAACTTCTCCCCCGCCAACAAACGCGAGCGCCGCGCCTACGAAACCATGGCGATGGTGGCCATGCGCATGGAGCGGGTGATTGGTTTGCTCTGGACGCGCCGCGGGCGCAAGTCCACCACGCTGGGCAACGTGGCCTTTGACGAACTCAGCGCCACGCCGGGCCGCACGGTCATCGCCGCCAGCGCCTCGCTTTTGTTGGGCACGGAACTGGTTTCCCAAACCACCACCGCCGCCGAGCAGGCCATCGTCGTGGCGCAGGAAGCCGCCGCCGTGCGCGATGTCTTTGGCATCGGCGCCAAGGAGAAGGAACTCAACTTCAAATGCGCCGACGCCGAGACGGGCAAGATTTACCAAACCGTCAGCGCCGACAACTTCGCCGACCTTTACCAATCCAAGCGGCTGGAGATGCGCCTTTACTTCGACCGCACCAACTACTCGCGCCAGTTGGTCATCGCCCCCAACCCCGCCACCGCGCGCGGCTGGGGCGGCACCGTCCTCCGGGATGAAGTGGGCTTCACCCGCCCCACGCTCGAAACGGAATTGAAGATCGCCGTCGATCCCATCTTCCGCACCGATCCCAGCTTCAAGATGATCTACGCCTCGAACCTGCCGCGCGATGACCGCCACCCATGGTTTGAGATGACCATGCCGCCCCCTGATGTGGAGTTCCCGCCCAAAGCAGAAGGCCACTTCTATCGCGGACAAAACGGCATCCTCATTCACCGCGTCTCTTTGGCCGATGCCTACGCTGCCGGGCATGTCCTCTACGACAACAAAGGCGCGGCCATGACGCTGGAACAATTCCGCGCCGACCCGGAGAATCGGATTCAGCTCCCCTTCAACTACGACCTCAGCCACGTCGTGGGCGGCGCCTCGGCCATTGACCTTGTGGCCCTGCTCACCAGCCAGAAGCGCGGGGCCAACGAATGCGCCTTTGTCTTCGTGGACTCCGACGCCGACTTCCTGCGCGCCATGAAACTCCTGCCCGGCCTCCTGCGCGAGGGTGTGGTGGGCATCGGCTTCGATCCCGCGTCCACCACGGGAGAGACGAGCAACCCGTCATCCGTCACCGTCACGGAGCAGCGCGGACTGGAGCGCATCGCCCGCCTTGTCATTCTCTGGAAAGAGAAGCGCGAAGCCGTGCAAAAAGACCGGCTGAAAGCGATTGTGCAGGCCGTGCGCAGCCGCCCTGCCGGCGGCCCGCCCCGCCGAATGGTCATCGCCGCGGGCAACGAACGGCTTTTCAGCCAGGGCGTGCAGGAAGAACTTCGTCCTCTCGTGCCCGTGATGCTGGTCATCGAGGGCGCCACCGTCAGCCCTCTCCCCGCCGGCTACACCGACTCGGTCAACTACAAGACATGGATGGGCGACCGCTACTGCGCCGCCGTCAATGACAACCACTACAGCCTGCCCAGCGCCGAATACTTCAAAGATGACCACCGCCTGACCATCAAAAGCGGAGGCCGTTACCTGTGCGAACCGCAGCCCGACGGAAAGCACGGCGACACCTTTGTGAGTGGGGAGTGTGCCGACCTCGCCCTCGACACCTTGGGAAACAGTCTAGGAGCCGCGCTCGGATGAATACCCTCACCAATAAGTTACTTGCCCCCGCCGACGCGCCACAAATGAAATGCAAGCGTCTGCAAACCTATCCTGTGACGCACCCCACCGCATGAACCTCTCCTTTTCTATCGGCAGCCGGACCTTCTCCCTGGACGCGAGCAAATCCGCCGTCTCCCCGGACATGGCCGCGTGGATGCGCGCGGAGGACGTGGACCAGTCGAGCGAAGGGGCCAAACTCACCAGTCCCTACAGCCAGAGCGCCTGGGTCTATATCGCCGTCACCCGCCTGGCCGAGAAGGTCTCCCAGATCCCCTTCCGCATCTCCCGCGTCAGCGGTGGCCAGTCCCGCCGCGTCCGAGCTTTGCGCTCCAGCGCCGCCGGGCAACATCGCCGCTTCATCTCCCGCGCGGTGGGGGAGGACATCCTCGAATCCGGCCCCGCCGTGGATCTCTTCAACTGCCCGCACCCCACCATGAACCGGGCGCTGTTCTGGGAAATGATGGTCACCTGGTTGGCGCTGCGCGGCGAAGCCTTCGTCCTGCCGCTCGACAACGCCGACCAGCCCGTGGACATGACCGACCGCGCGCCCAAAGTGTCCCGCCTGCTCACGCTGCCCACCGAACTCTTCTGGCACATCGTCACCGGCTACGAACTGGCCGCCTGGCGCTACACCGGCAGCCCGCTGCTCACGCCCATCCCCAGCGAGATCCTCCAACCCGGCGAAGTCATCCACCTGCGGATGCCCAACCCCTACCTCTATTGGCGCGGCATGTCCCCGCTCCTCGTGGCCATGGTCGCCGCTGGCGCAGACTACGCCGCCAGTCAATACGCGAAAGGTTACTGGCTCAACAACGCCGACACCGGCGTGATCGTGACCACGGACCAGCAGGTGGACCCGGAGCAGCGCGCCGCCATCCTGGCCGCCCTGCGCGAACGCAAGCGCAAGGCCGGCACCGCCGACCGCCCGCTGTTCCTCTGGGGCGGCGCCAAGGTGGAGAAGCCCACGCTCAACGGCATGGAGAGCCAGTTCATCGAAAACCGGAAGATGAACCGCCAAGAGATCGGCGCGATTTTCAAAGTGCCCGAGAGCGTGATGGGCTTCAGCGATGCCAAGTCCTCCGCCCTCTCCGGCGGCGCCAGCGCCATCAACGCCGAACAAATCCAGTTCATCGAAAGCACCATTTGCCCGCTCTGCACCCGCTTGGAAGAAGCCCTCGCCCCCGTGGTGGCCAGCTTCGGTGACGACCTGGTGGGCTGGTTCGATTACGACTCGCTGCCCGCCATGCAGGCCGCCCGCCGCGAACGCCTCGACAGCGCCACCAAAGCCTTCGCCCTGGGCGCCGCCTTCAACGACATCAACGCGCTCTATGATCTCGGCTTTCCCGATTATCCCTGGCACAAGACGGGCTATCTCCCGTTTGGATTGCAGCCCGCCGGTCTGGTCGAAGAAATGCCCGGCGAGGAAGATCCCGAAGAAACCGAAGACCCCTTCGAGAAAATGGCCCGGCTGCTGACGCAAAGCCGCCGAGGCGCAGAGGCGCAGAGCAAAGCCTCCGACACCACGCGCCTGTGGCAACAGCACATCCTCACGCGACAGAAGACAGTCAAGCTCTTCAAGAGCAAGACGGACAAGGTGCTCTTTGAGTTCCGCTCCATCGCCCTGGCCAAGCTGGAAACCGCGCCCCGCAGCGCGCCCGTCACCCGATCCCTGGTGGACCTCATCTTCGACGCTGCCCAATTCGGCGCGAAACTCAACACCGTCCTGCAACAGCCGATCCAATCCACGCTCAACACCGCCGGCAAAGAACTCCGCCAGGAAATCGGCGTGGACGATCCCTGGACCATGCCGCCGCAGGACGCCCTGCAATACGTCGCTGACCGCCGCCAGCCCATTCTCAACGTCGGCGGCACCGTGCGCGATCAGATCAACACCGCGCTCAACGCCGGACTCGACGCCGGCGAAACCACCGCCGAACTGGCCGCCCGCGTGAAAGAAACCTTCAACCGCCTCAGCAACGGCGGCGAAGAAATGTCCGTGCCCGAATCCCTGCGCGTCGCCCGCACCGAAGTCAACATGGCCTACGGGCACAGTCGCCAGTTGTCCATGAAGGACGCCGGCATTGAATTTAAATCCTGGCTGAGCAGCCACGGCCCCAACGTCCGCGAAGGCCATGCGGAAGCGGAGGACACCTACCAGGACGCGCCGATCCCCATTGATGAGCCGTTCATGGTGCCCAACAAAGACGGCATCCCCGAGCCGATGATGTTCCCCGGTGACGACTCCCTCGGCGCCAGCGCGGGCAACATCATCAACTGCCAATGTATCAGCCTCGCCGCCATGAAGACCGAGGAAGACAGCAAAGGCGTCACCTACCACATCCACGGCCTCGGCCCGCGCACCTTCCCCCGATGAAAGCCCACGAACTCAAACGCGCCACCCGTCTTGCCGCCCGGCTCTTTGCCCTGCGCACGGCCATCCATGCGATGCAGGAAACCGAAGACGAGATCAGCACGCAACTCGCCGCGCTGTTGCCTTCCGCCGTCGTGGTGCAGTTGGACCTCATCAAAGCCCAAAAGCGTCTGATCAACGCCTACATCGTCCCCGCGCACGAGGTGAAGTCTCACCACCGCGTCGAGGTGATTCTCGACGTGCCGCGCAGCGCCGCAGCCGGCGCAGCGCCGCCAGCAGCCACGACATCAGACACCACAGCAGATTCAGTTTCGGGTGCATAACATGAACACGACCCACCTTATCGCCTTTGTCGCCGCCAATGCCAATCTCCAGTTGGCGCATTGGGCCGCGCCCTCCTGCACCAATGAACACGCCACCCTCGGCGCGCTCTACAGCACCATGACCGAACTCACGGACGACCTGGCCGAGATGGTTCTGGGCAAGGCCGGCTCGCGCGAACTCCCCAGCGCCACCGTGCAGTTGCGCCCTCCCACCAGCCACGCCGATATGCTCGCCGAGATGCTGATGGTGGTGGCCGCCGCCCGCGCGGAGATCACCGACCCCGCCGACGAAGACCTGGCCAACACGCTGGCCGATATGGCCGCCGCCCTGAACAAAGCCCGCTACCTGCTCCAAGTATGATCACGAACCTCCGCAAATCCATCACCGCCGAATTTGGCCCCCGACTGGTCACACTCAACACCGGCGCCCAGGGCCTCCGCGCCGGCCTCACCTGCGAAGCCAAGAGCGTGGAAGGCGAAGCCCCCTGCCTGGACTTCATCGCCAGCGACGGCGGCGTGGATCGCTACAACGAAGTGATCGACCCCGCCGGCTGGCAGATGGACAACTTCCGCGCCAACCCCGTCGTGCCTGATTGCCACGACTACAGCAGCATCACCCGCATTCTGGGCCGCGCCATCGCCGTGGACGTGCAGGACGGACGCATGGTCAACCGCGTGCAGTTCTGTCTGGAGAACCCGCTCGGCGCGCTCGCCTACAAGATGGCCAAGGCCGGTTTCATCAAGTCGCAGTCCGTGGGCTTCATCCCCGTGGAATGGAAGAATGGCGCGGGCAAGCACGAACCCGCCCGCACCTACACCAAGCAAGAGTTGCTGGAGATCAGCCTCGTGGTGGTGCCCGCCAATCCCGCCGCCACCGTGGGCCTCGCCCTCAAGAGCGGCGCGATCCAGAAACAGGATTTACAGGACGTCGCAGGACTCCTGCACACACTTTGCAACGAACAGGCAGACCCCACACCCAAGCCCGGCGCCGGCGGGGTGGATGTCGATGCGGCGCGCTGGTTGCAATTGGCCCGCGAGTTGGAGCGTGTGCTCCGCCGCGCTTAACCGAATGGACTGGGCCGCCATTCACAACGAGAAAGAAACGACATGACAGAGATTCAAGAGAACGAATTCAAGACCGTCCTGGCCGGTGCGCAGAAGCACATGGCCGAAACCTCCACCACCATTGGCGAACTGCGCACCGCGCTCGCCGCAGAACAGAAGCGCAACGACGACCTGCACGGCGAAGTGAAGAAGCTCGCCAAGCGGGCGGCCGCCCTCCAGGGCCAGACCGGCGTGCGCTTTGTGAACAACACCCCGTTTGTCAGCGATGACTGCGCCCGCGCCCTCACGGCTGCGCTCGTGGTTGGCGCCCGCAACGTCGGCGGCATGGACAAGCTCTGCCGCGACACCACGCAGTGGGATAACCACTTCGCCCGCTCGTGCGAATACCTGGGCATGGAACAGAAGACGGCCATGACCACCACCGAGCTGCCCGTCCCGACGATCTTCGTCCCGCAGATCGTCGAGCTGATCTTCGCCTATGGTCAGGCCCGCCAGCACGCCACGGTGTTCCCCCTGGGCAACATCACGGTCAAGCTGCCCCGCCTCGCCGCGGGTGAAGATACGTTCGCCTACCTCGGCGCCGGCGCCGCGGGCATGAGCCAGACTGTGGCCGAGAAGCGCGTCACGGCGGAGGAAGTCACCTTCACCGCGAACAAGATGGGCGGCATCATCCGCATCCCGACCGAGTTGGAAGCCGACACCTACGTCCCCATTGGGCAGTTCCTGGCGCGCTACATTGGCCGTCAGTTCGCCAAGATGGAGGACACGACCATGTTCATGGCCGACGGCTCTGCCACCTACGCCACGCAGTCGGGCATTGGCAAGTATTGCACCACCAACACGGACTATCTGCTCCAGTTGGCCAGCGGCAAGACGAAGCCCTCCGACGCCACGCTGGACGACTTCCGTAATCTCCGCGCGCTCGTCAGCCCCGCCGTGCTGGCGAACATGGCCGCCAATGGCCAGACCGCCGCGGCCTACTACCTGCACCCGAGCTGGGACCCGTTCCTCTCCGGGTTCAACAAGTACCCGAACTTCATCGTTTACAAGAACGAGGGAGGCCGGGCCACGCTGGACGGCTGGCCCATCCGTTGGATCGGCGTCAGCCAGGCGTTCAAGACCACCGCGCAGGCGGCCACCTACTGCGCGTTCTTCGGGGATCTCTCCTACTGGTACCTTGGCGAACGCGGTGCCCCGCGCGTCGAGGTCAGCAAGGAAGTCTATTTCGCCACCGACGAAATCGGGATGCGCGCCCTGGAGCGCATCGACGTGGAGGCCATGGCCACCGATGCGATGGCCACGCTGAAGACCGCCGCGAGCTAAACCATTCCTGGTGGGCCGCGTCCGTGTGGGCGCGGCCTCCCCAGGGCACACCAAGACATAGCATTCCAATATGAAACAAACGAAACTCCTCCTCGGCCTGGCGCTGTTCGCCCTGGCCGTTACCTCGTGGGCGGCCACGCCGACCTACAAATCCAAAACGGGCAATGGTGACTCCACCACGCCCGCGCAAGTCATCTTCCCCAGCGATGCGAGCACGCAGATCCGGCTCATCAGCGTCTGGTGGGAGAATCCAACCAACGGCGCGCGCATCATGTTCAGCAGCGGCGGAGCAGCCAAGCGCGCCACGGGCAGCGCCGTGTCAGCCCAGACCAGCAACTGGGTGGACAGCACCGTGGGCCTCGTCACCAACACCACGCTCGTCTGCGAGATCGCCGGCGTGGGCTACAGCACCACGCTCGTGGCCACGAACAACACCAACCTGATCTGGATTTACCCGGCCCTGGGGGTGGCCATCACAACCAACAGTAGCTGGTACGTGATGGGCACGGAGACCTCCTATCCGATCCAGGACAGCACCAACGCGCTGGTCGGAGAGGCCATCTTCGTGGCCGAACCCGGCCGGCCCATGCGGGTGCGGCTCAGCACCACCGCCGCCACCAACCGCATTCTCAGCGCGTCCGCGCGCTACGAATAGACTCTGCACTGGTCATGCACACCCACCCGCCACAAGATCGGATGCTTCGCGCGCGTGACGCCACCACGCGCCGGCCGCGTCCGCTTGTGGCGGGTGCCTCTTCCAAACCGAAAACCCAAGCACCTAAACCCCGATGAACTGCGGACTCGGCAATCTCACCAGCCTGAAAAACCACCTGCTCGCCAAGAGCATGGCGGCAGAGACGCGCTTCGATGAAGTGATCGCCGACATCGGGCGCGGTAACACCGCCTTGATGGAACGCTTCACCGGCCGCAAGTTCGCCCGCGCCGTCAACACGACCGAGATTTTCCCCGCTGACCGCTGCACGTTTCTCGTCGCCCGCTTCCCCATCGAATCGGTCAGCCAAAGCGAATACAAGCAGACCGAAACCGACGGCTGGGTGGTCCAAGCCACGGACTTCATCGAGATGATTGACCACGCGCCCGGCATCATCGCCACGTCGCACAACGCCGACGTGGGCCTGCCCCATGAGCAGGTGCGCTTCACATTCACGGGCGGCTATCACATCGAATTTCTGGAGCCGAGCGAAGGCACCACCGACCTGCCGGCCAACGCCACCGCGCTGCCCGATGATCTCCGCCTCGCATGGCTGATCCAATCCCGCCTGACCTGGACCGCCATTGACAAGCTGGGTGCGGGTGTCGTGAAGGAAGGCCCGAGTGGGCAGTTCGTGACCGGCGGCCTTTCCGATCTGAAGCTCAGCCCGAAGGTCGAGCAGATCCTCGCGCCTTACAAACGCTACGCCCTGGTATGACGCATCCCCCCGTCACCATTGAAATCGACGCGCGCACGCGGGTTTACATCGCGCAGGCCGCGCAGTGGCCGGAGAACATGATGCGCGGCATCGCGCGCGGGATGCAGAAGGCCAACGCTTTCGTGGTGTCCGATATCCAATCCCGCCGCCTCACGGGAAAAGGCCCTTTCCCCGTCGAGGAGCACCGGCTCGGCATCGTCACCAACCGCCTGCGCTCCAGCCTGCGCGCCACCGCGCCGGTCGTGTCGGGCCTGGAATGCACCACCAGCATCGGGAGCAACGTGAAGTATGCCCCGCTCCACGAGTTCGGCGCCACCTTCCAACGCACCAGCCAGCCCGGCGTGGCCCGCCTGAAAGCCAACGCCCGCGGCGAGCTGGTCATGCGCGGCAACCTCGCCACGTTCGCGCGTAAAGGCAGCAAGCGTTTTGTCGCCGTGCCGTTCACTGGCGGGAAGACCTACAAAGTCACGATCCCCGAGCGCGCCCCCGTCCGCACCGGCATCCGTGAAAACATGCCCACTTACAACCGCTTCCTGCGCGAGGAAATCATCAAGGCCATGCCGGGAGGAAACGTCACATGACCGACCTGGTGCAACTCCAGAACGATGTCACCGAGGCCCTGCTCGCCTGCGAAGCCCTGGCCAACGTCAACGTCGTGCAATATCGCAAGCTCCGCATCAGCGGCGAAATTGATTGGACACTCCTGCCCCAGGGCGGCCGCAACGGGAAGAACGGCGCGGGCATCCTGGTCAACATGCCCGAAGCCGATTGCCGCCTGCCGAACACCGAAGGCCCGCAGTTCGATCTGCTCCCCTCGTTCCTGGTGGTGGAGATCCCGGAAATCAACATGGACCAGACCGGCGGCACGATGCTGAGCGCGGAAGAGATCGCCCAGTGGGTGCTGGACTGCCTGCACCTCCTCCAGATCGACGGCATGGGCCAGCTCGCCGCCGCGCCCAAGCCCATTGCCCCGAGCACCGAGTTCACCGGCTGCGTCTGCTATCGCGTGAACATGCGATTGATGAACCCGCGCGGGCAGACCATCCGCGTGGGCTACATCTCCGGCAGCTTCCTCTCGAATGAATGCACGCTCTCGTGCATCACCGCGGGCGCAACCATATACTATACCACCGACGGCACTTTCCCCGGCAGCGGCAACACCGCCGCGCTGGTTTATTCGGCCCCTTTCACCGTGACGCCTGGCACGGTGGTCCGCGCTGCGGCTTACAAGACCGGGTTCAACTCCTCTCGCATCGGCTCCTTCACCGCACCGTAAACACTCAACACAAAACAAAATATGGGAAACGTCATTCTACCAACCATCATTCAGGGACCCGCGGTCATCAGCCACGGCGGCGCTTATATCTACGTCCAGAAAGACGTGGACGTGGACGAAATCGTCGAGAGCTGGAATCCCGAAACCAGCGAAGGCCCGATGGGCGAGCGTTACAAATCGCGCATGTTCCGCATCAGTTGCACCCCGCGCGGCAACATCACCGAGGATCTGCTGGATTACTACTACGCCGCGATCCTCTCGCCCAGCACCACGGTCGGGCGCTCGATCATCAGCGGCGCCCTGGTCATCTACTCCATCGCCGAGGGCAAAACGTACAGCTACAACAAGGCCGGGCTGAGCAAGCCGCCCGACATGATGCTCTCGCCCACCAGCCAGGCCTTCGGACAAGTCCAATGGGACGCCATCGGCGACTGGTCCAAGCAGCCCACTGTTGACGCCGTTTTCAAGACGGTGGCCACCGCAGCGAATGCGGACACCAGCTTCGAGGACACGGACGTGGTGACGGACATCTACAGCGCCGCCTTCGGGGCACGCACGGCACCCTACGCCGCCGTCGGTGCGCTCGACGGGTTCGCCATCTCTTTTGGCATGTCAGTCAAGACCATCGCCGACGCCAACGTGGGCATTGCGGACGTGGTGATGGAAGGGCTGAGCATGGGCATGAGCTTCACGCCGAACAGCCTCACCGAAGCCGAGGTGGATGTCCTGCTCGGCCTGCAAAACACGGGCGCGATCATCCCTGGCCAGCCGTTCGGTGACGAGGATGTGGTCCTGACCGGCACGCAATCCGGCTGGGTGTTCACCCTGCCCATGACCGGCGGCAAGCGCAGCCCGAAGACCTACCAGGTCGGCGAGCACCGCTTCAAGGCCATCGAGTTCGCCAGCACCCGCACCTGGACCAGCGGCGTGGCCGATCCGCTCTTTGCCTACACCGCCCCGGCTTGATGAACTATGGCGCGCGGCTACTTTTCCATCACCATTGGAGGCGACTCCTTCTGCACCACCGACGATGGGACTTTCGACGGTGGCGTGGACGGTGGACCGCTCCTTGAGGATGTGCCCTTGTTCGGCGCGGCCACGCCGCTGCGCCTGAACCTGGGCAACATCAGCACCACGCGCCGCTTCACCATCACCCACGAACACGCCAGCTTCGCCGCCGCCCTGGAATACAAACAGAACGCGCCGGCGGACTGGAATGGCATCCACGACGTGATCATCACCCAAAGCGTGATCGGCGGCTTCAGCCAGTTGATCCCGTCCGCGCGCGTCGAAGTGGTGGTGACCGAGCGCGTCGGCGTCACCACCACCACCCAACTCACCATCACCGGCGGCGCCGGAGAAATCCCCGTCACATGAAAAACCTTCTCCTCCTTGCAACCCTCCTGCTCACGGCGTGCCACGCCTTTGCCGGGGCCATCTCCGTGCCCGTTATTGACGCCATCGGGCAGCCCGTTACCAACTGCCAGGTGGTGTTGCAGCTCAACACCGACGGCGCGACCAGCGGCACCAACGCCGTGGTCCGCCGCGGCATCACCAACCTCACCAGCAGCGCCGGCCTGACGGTCTTCTCGAACGTGCCCGCCGCGAGCTACTACCTCACCATCTACGCCACCCCGCGCGGATCTGTGTTCTCCATCAACGTGGACACCAACAACACGCTGACCAACTTCGTGGCCATCTCCACCGGGACAAACGTGACCTGGACCACCTGGGCCGCCGCGCTCACGGCCACGACGAACGGCTTGCAGGCCGGCATCACCACCAGCAGCAACAGCATCCACACGAGCATTGCGCTCGCGACCAACACGGTCACGACCAACCTCACCGCGGCCATCGCCGTGGCCTTGGGTTACGACGCCGCGACCAACACGGTCACCACCAACCTGCACGCCGAGATCCTGGCCGCCACCAACGGCATCACCACGAACCTCGTCTGGCGGTCCACCAACACGCTGACGACCAACTTCACCGCGGCGTTGAATGCGCGCACGAACTTCAACCACAGCGCCATCACCAACCTCAGCGTGATCAGTTCCCTCGTGAGCCTGCCCGAGAGCAACACCTTTCGCGGCACCATCTACGCCAGCAACGTCATTCTCAGCACGCTGCGTTATGACGACTGCCCCTTTGTCTTCTCCTGGACCAACGGCGGCGCCACGGAACCGGTGATCTCCCTGCTCAGCAATGCCTCGCCCATCGTGGCGCTGGGGTTGGCGGACAATGGGATAATGAACGGCGTGGCCCAGATCAGCCACCGCGTCTGCGGCAGCAATACCATCGGCTACATCGAACTCCACTGCCACCTGCTCGCCATGGGCAACCCCGCGCCCTCCGCCAACCGGACGCAAGTCAGGTGTCAATGGGTCATGGCCCCGCTCAACGGCACCATCACCGCCGTCCAAAGCAACCAGGTGGAAGTCGCCCTGGGCACCAACACGCACCACATTCTGGAGTTCGGCCACGCCTACTTCACCAACGGCTTTTATCCCGGCATCAGCGGCCAGATCTGGGCCAGCTTCACCCGCATCAGCGGCAGCGGAGGCAGCAACTACCCCGGCCGCATCAACCTCAACGCCGACGTTCACTTCCCCATTGACCGCTTTGGAAGTGCCGGCGACGCCGCACCATAACCCTATGACCACGCGCCTCCTTCTTCTTTCAGCGTTTCAGCTTTTCAGCTTTTCAGCGTTTGCGGTGACCCCCGTCGTCTTCACCAACGCCCACTTTACCGGCACGCGCAACAACAGCCGCATCACCATCACGCCCGCCGCGGCGAACAACCCGCAAGTGGTTAGTAACGTGACCGTGGCCGGCGTGCCCATCTCCCTGATCCCGACCAACGGCGTGGCCCGCACCAACCTCGTGGCCGGTGACTACACCGTCAGCCTGGCCGGCATTGCGCGCACCTGGACCATCAGCGTGCCCGACTCCGCCACCGAGCAGAACGCCGCCGCCCTGGCCAACCTCACCACCTACACCTTCACCAATATCCCGCTGCGCTTCCTCAACCCCGGCACCAACGTCACCTTCACCACCAACCCGCCCGGCACGGTCACCATCAACGCCATTGCCGGCACGGGCGCGGCAGATGTGACCCTCTCCCAACAGGCGTGGACCTCCAACCTGCTCTGGCTGGCCGGCGAACAAGCCGCCACTAACGCCGCGCTCCGGGTGAGCAACAGCGCGCCCCACGTCGCCGCGGGCACCAACATCATCGCCGTGACCAACGGCGGCGTGGTGACGATTCACGGGACGGCGACGGGCAGCGGCAGCGCGAGCCAGGACTTGACCGCCACCAACCTGATCGTCCCGCACGGTCTGGGCAACCCCACCACCACGACGAACGAAGGGAGCCTGTTCTGGCAGTCCAACAAACGCTATTTGGGTGTCCATGACAACTCGGGCGCATATCGCTACGTCGCCCTGCTCCAAGGCGGCGCGGCCAAAACCAGCCCGGCGGACTCGGCCAATGAACTATATGCGGAAAGCAACTGGGGCACGATGACGAACGGGACGCTCTACTCCACCGGCATCACCTTGCAGGTGCAGAACGACGCCATGACCATCGTGGACAACGTAAATGCTGCGGCCAGCGTGGAGTTCCAAAGCGGCACCGGAGTGACCTTCGCCCAGCGCCCAATGGTGGCCTTTGGCACCCAGGACCGCAACGTCCTGACCGATGCCGATCTGACCAACACCTGGTATGGGTCATTCATCGGCGACGGGGCCAGCCTGACGAATCTTCCGGCCAGCACGCTCCCGGCTTACGCCGTCACAAACGGACAGGAAAACGTGTCACTGGCCACTCCGTTTTCCGTCAGCGGAACAGAGGCTCTTTTGAGCATGGCCAACGACCGCTGGCGCCTGCGGGCTTCGCAGTCCGACAGCTTGTTCACCATCGAAAACGACAATCTTTCTGCGCCATTGATCTCTCTGGACTACAGCGGAACCCGCTACACGAACACCCACGCCAGTAACTTCTTTTCCGGCGTGCTGTATGCGGATGGGGCGGGACTGTCAAACGTAGTAGCAGACGACTCCATGCGCCTCGCGGCGGATGAGTGGGCGACGAATCGAATCACCGCAGCCGTCACCAACAACCAGACGACGGCTGTGACGTTGATGAACAATCTGAACGTGTCTGGAAACACGACATTGAGCAATGTGGTGACTGTCACCACGAACATCACCGTCACCGGCACCGGCAACAACATCTTCACCGGGCCGCTCATTTCGAGCAACTCTGTCAGGTCTAGAACGATTCATTTGTATAGTACACCGGGCAGTTACGATTATGTCGGAATCGAGGGCAATGCAGTCAACCCAGCATTCGGAATCAAAATGGGATCTGGCTACATATTTCATGCGCTGAATCCGGGTGCGCAGAGCGATACTATGCTGATCGGATATTCAAGCGCTGACCGAATCTCAATTTCGGGTGGGCTTGTTGGAATCGGAGTTAATCCAGCAACACAAAAACTCGATGTCGGCGGTAACGCGTTAATTAGAACCAACCTAGTCGTCAGCAACTCGGTCACGGCAACTTCTATGATTCAACCGTCCAACTCGACGTGGTATGCCGTCACGTCAACCCTACCGAACTGGGGAAGTGCTCTGGTCCACAGCAACGGCACCGGAGCGTGGTGGACAATCCACAACCAGAACGGCGTCTTCATGTTCAAGGAAGCAATCCCAGTCCCGTAACTCTATGAAAAAACTCCTACTCGCAATCATCCTCGCCCTGCCGTTCGCGGCACTGGCGCAAACCACCAGCACCAACGTCGCGTGGTCAACTTCCACACGTTGGGAACTGGACACTAACCAATACACAGCTTGGAAATGGCGCTGGCAGCAATACGTGAAAAACCAAGGCACCAACGAGGTGACGGCGCAAGGCGTCTGGATTCGGGATCAGTTGGAGGCGAGCAAACACCACCAGACCCGCGAGGCGCAGGAGAACTTCGTTGCGATGCAGAACGAGGCAGATGCGCGCGCACGGATGCGCCAGGTGATTGACCGGCTGCGCCTGTTCACGGAAGGGCAACTTCAATTTGTCCTGACCAACGCGGTCCCGAATCTGTGAACGAGTCTCTTCAACGCATCGCCAGGCACTTGCACCGTGGTGCACAGCCGCACCGGATGAAGGTGCAGCAGCTCTTGAAGCTGCTTGGAGTCTCGCCGACGCTATGGAAACATCGGAATGTGGAGAGGTTGAACCGGTGCTGTGATTTCTGGCACGGACCGCTTAACCATGTCGAAATACTTGGAGAAGCCAAGGCGAACTGGCTTGTGACTGTGAAGCAAGTTCACCCCGACAAAGGTGGTTCTGAAGAGGCTTGCTCGTTTGTAAATTCTGTCTGGGCGGTTATCGAAAAACGATTCAAGGAATACCGCCACACGCTCGGCCTGTTCGCGCTCTTGCTGTCCACGCTCGCAGCCATCGCCCAACCGCTCCCGCCCAAGGCTGCAAGGCTCTGGTGCTGTCCGCCGTGGCCCAACGTCGGATACGTCGTGCTGGCTTGGGATGCCAGCCCGGAACCGCAGGTAACGGACTACCGCGTCCATTATGGCACGGTTGGCGGAAACGTCACGAACATCAGCGCGACCACGCAGACGACAAACCGCATTGGACGGCTTGCGGTTGGTGTGGAGCATTGGTTCTACGTCACCGCCCGAGATGGCTACGGACAAGAGAGCGACCCATCAACGGTGTTGACTGGACGCCCGGCGTGGAAAGTCGCACCTCCAGCCAGAACGAACATGACGCTGCCGTGGCCCGTCGCCGTGGAGTCTGGCGACTTGAAGGCGTGGCATCCATGCCCGCAGCGCGTGCAGGCGTTCACCGGATCGGCTCGTTTCTTCCGTGAGTCTCGACAAGTCGGCTATCCCGGCGAGATTGAGATGGCTCCCAGCTGCGTCGGAACGGAAGTCCGGTTCTGTGAATCGCCGGGCGGATGGGACGCGCTGCCCTATCGGTCAACTTGGGTTTGGCCGTGGGAGGACCGGACCAGCGTGAGCAATTTGTTCGCGGGCGTCACCTATTGGGTCTGCACCCAAGTCTGGGAAACCGACACCACCCCGCAGGCGCCCACGCTCCTCACCACCTGGAAAGCCCCGTTCTGATGGCCGACAACTCCCTCGACATCTTCGTCAAAACGCACGGCGACCCCAAGGGTGCGCAGCAGGTGGCGTCGGCGCTGAACCAGGTCACCGCGGCCACGCAGAAATGCACCGAGGCCACCAAGGTCCGCACGGCGGCCGAGGTGGACGCCTTCGTCGAACAGGAGAAGGAAAAGCAGTTGCTCGGCTTGATGGACGCCGGGCTGGAGAAGAACGCCAAGGCCACGGAAAAGGTCACCAGCAAGAAGAAGTCCCTGATCGAAAGCCTGAAGGTTCTGTCGAAGGCGTTGGGCGACCTGCCCGGCATGTGGCAGGCCATGGCCGTGATCAAGAACCCGGTCACCGCCGCCATGGTCGCTATCGCGATGGCCATTGGCTACGTCAGCCGCGCCATTAAGGAAGCCAACGAAGCCGCCCGCGACATCAAGAGCCTGGACGATTTTGCGGAGCGTATGGAAGGGATGGGGACGACCATGAAGCGGGTGGCCCGCGAGCAAGGCACCTTTGAAGCCGGGCTGGAGCGCATCGGGACGGAAGCCGAAACAGCCGCCAGCCATCTCAAAGACCTCAACACGGAAGCCGAACTTCTGACCAAGCAGGAAAACGAACTGACCGACAAAGCTGCCGAGGCAGACATCGCTGCCATCAAAGCCGATGCCACGTTGACCGAACCGCAAAAAACTGCCGCCGTGGCCGCGCGGAAAAAACAACAGGAAGACGACAAGGAAGCTCGAAAACAGTTTGACGAAGACCAGGAGATCAACCGGCGGTCCCTCGCCGCAGAGATGAGCTACCGGGCCGGGATCAAGGCCGCCGCGGAAGCCGCTGGTCTGCGGCCCCAGGCAGCGGACGCGGCGGCGAAAAAGCGCATCGCCGACACGGCGGCGAGCCGGGCAGGTGGAAAATTGGACACCGACGGACAAAAAATTCAGGATGAGATCACCGACATGGAAGGCTTGCTCGCCGCCGCAGAGGCAGGCCCAGGACTGGAACGGCTGATGGTCAATGCCCAATATGGTTCGGGATTGTTCGGGGGCATTTCAGGACTGAGAAAGAAAATTGCCCAGAAAAAATCGGATTTATCTGGGCTGCGAGGTGACAGTGAGCGCGCCACCCAGCGTGCCGAGGTGGCTGGCGCCGAGGATGCGGAAATACAGCGCAAACTCAAAGACGCGGAAAGCCGCGCCGCCGCAGGCATCAAATCCGGCCAATCTCTCGACGAAGAACAAAGTGCCAGGTTGTCGGCCATTTCAATCCGTGACGCCTACCGTGACCCCATCACTGCGGAAGTGGAAAAAAGACGCGCCGCCGAGGTGGACTTGGCTGGCCAGGAGGCGAACAAAAAAGCTGTGGATGCGCTGAAGCGGGGCACGGTGGGGAAGGCCGTGGTGGGCGGCGCGGCTGCCTTGGGCGCAGCCAACCCCACCAGCGAGCAAAAAGAAGAGCTGGCCGTCCTGCGGCAACTTCTCAACACGGTCAGCGGCAACACCCGCGGCATGTTAAACCTGATTCAGCAGTCCAGTGG